CGGCTCGTGAGAGCTGACTATCAGTCAAGCGGCTGGTGCTGCTTTCCTGAGTGTGTGTCTTAATTGACATGCATCTAGGGAGGTGGTCCTCAAAGCGCCCTTAAGGCTACTGCTAAGGCTTGATTGGGCTTGCGGCCCAGTTAAGAGATATCGGGTAACTTTGCGCTACCCGCCCGGTATCAAAAGATCGGGATCCAATCTCGCCCTCGAGTGGATCTTACCGAAAGGAAAACTTAAATGTTGATCATATCTTAGCAGTAGGTGGTCGACTCTCGGTCGAACTGTTCAGTTGGATAGGTGCTTCGGCGCCGAAATTCTTCTTGGAAACAAGAGGAGGGGTCCACATTGGACGGGGAAATCAGAGAGTTGAAGCCACACAGGTAACTCTGCGGCTCCTTAGCCGGCCTGCGGCCCCGAAAGGGAAACCGAAGTTTCAGAGTACACCTATTATATTTACCATGCAAACAATCAAAAACACTTTTAGCATCTTATTTAAAGACACTAATCCTGTTAGAGAGAGATTGCTTGGTTTAGGTGCTACTATGAATGGCCTGATCAAGGTAAAACTTGGTCGACCGATGCTGAAGGTATTACTTTTGTTACCTCCAGTTATCGGTTTAAAGAGAAACTTGTCGTTGATTAAGGTTACGATTACATACCTGGCGTACGTCCATAGACTGTACAAGGGAGGGTCGATGCGCTTTGTGATTGTCTATCTCAAAGCGTGCCACACTCTCTTGCAACAGTTTCTGGGCGGCCAACGGCTTTCTGACACGGGACCCTTTGGGGCCCGTGTTAGCCGGACACGAGGTGGTTTACCTCGTGTTATTCCTGTACTCCATCGTAAGCGGATCCAGAGTGGTGATTTACTAATAATTCGTTATTGGTTATCGCTTTTCTGTTTATATCGTATTCTCGATATGAAAGGGAAGTTGAACTTGAGCACGATTATTGAGCCCTCGACAGCTAATCCTAAGGTAGTGGCGGACTTTTCGGAGTTCGTTCCTATCTTTTGGAAAGGTTTAAAGGTGTTCCTTGGTCGTACGATAGTTCCTATTGTGGAGAAGGTTGCGAAGGGGGGACCTATTCCGATTCTATCTTTGCTAGAAGCGAAGCCAGAGTTGTTGAGTAAGTCAGCTCCAGTTGTTTCTGATGCGGCGCTTGAGGCCAAGATGGCCTCGACGTCGCCACAGTCAATACTCCTTACCTCCCGGGTGTGGATGGCTATCCTTAAGACCACCGAGCTTGGAAAAGCTTTCAAGACGTGGTGTTCGGATACCAACAACATCTGGTTGTTACGGAATATTGATTCGTGGTCTCGCGGTGCGCTAGACCCTCGAACCCATAATATCGGGGTCGAGCGTCGTTCGGGGAAAGTAGTAGACGTTTCGGACAAGCTGATTGCGAAAATGTTCGCGTCGGTTAAGAAGAAATGGCCTGTGAAATTACTGAACGTAGCGTACCGTCAGATTTTAGGAAAACTGGGGACTAAGGTGGAACCGGCGGGGAAAGTCCGAGTCTTCGCTATGGTGGACCCGTTTACTCAGTGGTTACTTCGCCCTCTTCACGAGGCTTTGTTCTCACTGTTTAGACAGATCCGCCAAGATGGTACTCACGACCAGGTTAAACCGCTGGTCGCGTTGATTAAGGAGCGTGATGTTCTTATTCGGGAAAATAGATTTCCGGGGGACCGACCGCAAGGTTGGGTTCGCCTGGGATTGAATGTCCCGCGTAAGGCCTACGCGCTCTTTTCTTTCGATCTGACCGCTGCAACAGATCGATTACCATTGGCGATTCAGGTCGCATTGCTGGTTCCTGCTCTTGGGCAGAAATTAGCCAAGGCGTGGGCGTCCCTATTAGTTGCACGAGATTATTACATATATCTTAAAGATGAGTATGGTGTTGGGTCCTTACAACCTCAACGCTATGCCACCGGGCAACCGATGGGAGCGCTTT